CCTGCGTTATCGATAAGCGCTTGGCAGGAAAACAATTTGTTGGCTGACAACATCCGTATCCGTCGCTTGACTCCGCGAGAGTGCTGGCGTTTACAAGGCTTCCCGGACGAATACTTTGATAAAGCTAAAGCAGCAGGCATAAGCGATACGCAATTGTATAAGCAAGCGGGGAACGGCGTGACAGTGAATGTTGCTAGGGCGATAGGCGAAAGATTGAAGGAGGTAATTGATAGTCATGGATGATTGTTTAAGGCGTTTAATTTTTCGTAGAGCGAAGCTTGTTTGCCATAATCGGCTGCGTTGGGAGCAGATAATAATAAAGGAAAAACACTTTTCGCCATTCCCTTCGCCGTTCTCGTGGTTTTATAATAAGCATTTAACAATATTTATGCTACAGAAGGGACACAGAAAATACCGTTTGTATGTAATTTTAAAGACAGAAGGGGGAACAATATTATGATTAGTTTGTATCCAGTGATTGCTAAACAGTTAGCGCTGCCGATTGGCATAGTGTTCCGCCTGAAGCCGATGCATGGCGAGCCGTATCCGGCACAGTATTGCTTCGGCAGTCGTGATTTCGTCTGGCGCAGAAACGCGAGTTGGAATTGGAGTAGCGTGACTACCAGCGTGCAGCAGATGCGTATTCTCTGCGCGTTGCTGCGTGGTGATGTGGAGGTGGTAAAGGATGCGTAAAAACATTGTTTATAATGTTGCAAGTGCTTTTGATTTGGAGACAGAAGAATGTTTTAAAATAAGCGGCTACGATGGATTTTTCTATTTTGCTGTTGACTGCTTAAGACAAGTAACTAATACGGGCGATGAGGAAGCTGATGCTATCCTTGCAAAAATTGTTATGGGTGACGTGGACGTTATTAAGTTTCCTTGGAAGCCAAAACAAGGAGAAGCAAATGGAAGCAATTGTAGTAATTGTAGTAGCTCTCGCGTTGATGATGGTAGGAGGTGAAGACGATGAATGATATGGAAAGAAAGATTGAAGACTACGTAAACAGAGCACAGCTGGTCATCAACGACTGGCAGTGCAGCGGCGATAAATATTATCTGCTGCAGGCAGAGACGCCCTTGGGTAAAGCGGTTCGTCTGACGGCGGAGAGAGATGCTGACCGCGCGGAGCGTGATGATGCGTGAGCCAGCTACGCAAGATGGAACGCAGGAAGCAGAAGAAGCTGCATCTGCTGGGAGGCGAAGAACGGCTGCAGGTTAAGGCCGGAGATATGGAACCGTTCGGCATCAGCAAGAGCGGGTACAATGCCATCTATCAGGCAGGCTTTGAAGCGGGCGTCAAGGCGGAGCGCGAAAAGCTCACCTTATACTATGCCCGCTACTTCACGCATCAGATACTCGCTGTGTGCTGCAAGATACTTATGGAGCACTACGGCGAAATCCATGTACGCAAGACGCGCCTGGAAAAGTTCGTGGAGCTTTACGGCCGCGGCCTTGAAATGCTGGGCGACGACGAAAGCACAGAGCAGTATCTGCGCTACATAGAAAACTATGGTATACATATAAACTGGAAGGAGTCTGAAACATGAAGCTCTTAATGACCGTCAAAGACGCTATTGAATATATCAACAAAGGTGCCTTCGGTATATTCAATATATCCTACAAGGTGCTGGATGTGCAGAAGATAAAGTATGAGCAGCATCTGGCTGCCTGCGAGAGGAAGAGAAAAGAGCGCTTAGAAGAGGCGAGAAAAAAATTCTTCGAAGAGATGCAGGACTATATCGAGAAGCAAAGAACGCTGGGCGACAAGTGCTATCTGGAAGCACGCAGGATACCGCGCTTCTGCAGAACAAAAAAATTTTCCTATATATAATAGAAGAAACTGGGCAGGTGAAAGTCCTGCCCTTAGCTTGATAAAGCATATTAGTTGAGTGGCATATTTGGGGCTGCTGTTTTTACATCCGAAATATGACCGGCAGAATGGAGCAGAAAAAATGTACGTGAAAAGAACCTGGAGATGCGGAAAATGCATCGAGGTAGAAAAATATCAGACCTTCAGGTACAAGAGCAAAAGAACCGCTCGTGCTCCGCAAAGCAATCCTACCCCTGAGGCTATGGCGAAGGTGAACGAGCGTAATAGCTATAAAAATCTTCGTCGTTTGCTCAATACGAATTTTGGCAAAGGCGACTTGCACTGCGTACTGACTTATGCACCGGATAAGAGGGCGGGCAGTCCTGAAGAAGCGAAGAAGGATTTGCAGAAATTCTGCCGCAACGCGAAGCTGAAAAGCAAGCGTCGCAAGTCGGAGTTTAAATACGTGGCCGTGGCTGAATACGGCAAGCGCTCTATGCACTTTCATGTAGTGATTTATAGCGGACTGACGCTGCAGGAGCTGGGCGATATGTGGCCGCATGGACGTATTCATGCGACGGAGCTGGACGGCAGCGGTGACTACGACCGTCTGGCCAGCTATCTTATCAAGCAGACCAACAAGACCTACAATGATCCGGAACGCAGAGTCTTTGCCAGACGCTACGTAACGAGCCGCAACCTCGAGCAGCCGGAGTGCAAGGTAGAGAAGGTTAAGGCTGACAGCTGGCGTGAGACGCCGGTAGCACCTAAAGGCTTTTATGTGCTGCAAGATACAATCGTTCAGGACGTCAGCGAGCTTACCGGATATCCGTACCAGTATTACCGGTGCCTGGCATTAGGCGGCGGCACACCACTCAAAAACAAAAGACTACGCAGGTAGGCACTTATATAAGCAGCGGAACTCTGCCTCGGTAGTATATACAAGCAAAAAACGGACAGGCGCAGAGAAGAAGTATATCCGCTGCTCATATAAACGCAGGAAGGAGAAAGGCAATGCTAGTAAAACAATGGCAGCGAGTCGCAGAGACACGTTTTAAATACCAAAACAAAGTGCAGGCCGCCGTGGATGAAGCACGCACAAAAAAGCCGTTCGGGCTGAAAGACAAACTGAAACCGAATCCGACGCAGGAAGACGGGCTGAAAGAACTGGTGCCGCTGAAAAAAGTGAGCATTTATATCGGGCGGCGCGGCTATGAACTTGTCATCGAGCAGCCGGAAGAATGGCTGGCCGTGATAAGGGAGACGTACGCCCTTTATAAAGAGTCGCCCATCGGCGACGTGATGAAAAAATATTACAAGGACTTCGAGCACAGACACGTCCAACCGGAAGTCATTAGCGGTCTGCGCGGAGTGAGCCGCCAGACGTTTTACGCGTGGCGCAACGAGTTTTTAAGTGACGCCGCGATTATTGCCGCACAGCACGGGATAAAAAAATTTTAAACTTTGCCAATTTGTACTTTACAAATTGGCGTTTTGGACGTGGTAAAATAGTATTGTCAAAAAGAGCAAGACAAAATAAAGCCCTGACGGAGCAGTTCCGCCGGGGCTATTTTTATGCAAAAAACAGAGGAGGTGAAGGTGCTATGGCAGCAGTAAAAAATACCGCAAAAAAAGGCGTAAAAAATTCCGGTAAAAAACAGACCCGAAAAACGTCGAAAAAAACTACGTCGGAAACGCTATCTGCAAAGCAGGAGAAATTCTGCCTCGAATACCGTAAACACGAGGGCAACGCGACTGCGGCGGCCATAGCTGCCGGGTACAGTGAGAGGACCGCCGGAAGTCAGGGTAACAGGCTGTTGAAAAATGTTGAAATCCAGAAGCGTATAAAAGAGCTTGCGGACGATGCCGTCAGAAAGCAGATTATCGGGCTGGACAAACGTGCCCTTGTGCTCAGTAAGATTGCGCAGGACGCGGGTGCAGATACGCAGGCGAGAATCAGGGCGATTGACGTTCTGAACAAAATGGACGGCGTGTATATTTTCAAAGCGGAAATCAACATCAGCGGTAACGTCGGGCTGAAACTAAAGATACGCAGGGGCGGTGAGCAGGCTTGAGAGCACAGTTAAGCCAGAAGGACTACGACGAACTGACTGATTACCTGCTGGAGTGCCAGCACGACCCCGAACTTTTCGTGAAGCTATCGTTTCCGTGGGGTGAACCCGGAACGCCGCTGGAGAATAAAACAGGCCCCGAAAAGTGGCAGCTGGAAATCCTGCGAGAAATCAAAGGCAACATTAGGACGGCCGCCAGTGCTATCCGTGAAGCGGTGGCGAGCGGCCACGGCATTGGCAAGTCGGCGATGGTGTCATGGCTTATTTTATGGGCGATAGGCACGGGCGCAAATACGCGCGGCGTTGTAACGGCCAACACGGAAACACAATTGCGCACGAAGACGTGGGCGGAGCTTGGCAAGTGGTACAACATGTGGCTTGCAAAACCGCTGTTTGATTATACTGCGACGAGCATTTTCTGTAATGCTGACGGCTATGAAAAGACATGGCGTATAGATGCAATTCCGTGGAGCGAAACAAGTCCTGAATCATTCGCGGGCCTGCATAATCAGGGCAGCCGCATACTTGTTATCTTCGATGAAGCGTCAGCGGTACATAACATCATCTGGGAAGTTACGGAAGGCGCACTGACGGATGCGGACACAGAAATCGTCTGGTGCTGTTTCGGCAACCCGACGCGTTCTTCTGGGCGTTTTTATGACTGCTTCCACGCGCAGCGTGATTTGTGGCACTGCCGCAGGGTTGACAGCCGCAGCGTAAGTTTCAGCAACAAGGAGCAGATTGAAGCGTGGCGCAAGCTCTACGGCGAAGACAGCGACTTTTTCAAAGTGCGTGTGCGCGGCGAGTTCCCGTCGGCCAGCGATAAGCAATATATTTCGCAGGTCATTGTGGATGAGGCGCGGCATAGGGTATTAAAACCCTATCAGTATAATTTTGCCCCCGTGATTATTGGCGTGGATCCTGCGTGGACGGGCGCGGATAAAATCTGCGCTTATCTGCGGCAAGGAAATTTCTGTAAGCTGCTCTTTGAATATCCTAAGAACGATAACGATTTACAGCTTGCGGGGAAGATTGCGGCACTGGAAGACGAGTACAAAGCAGACGCTGTGTTCATCGACCTTGGCTATGGCACGGGCATAAAGAGCGCGGGCGACGCGTGGGGCAGGAGCTGGACGCTTGTGGCGTTCGGCGGCACGAAAGACGTTCCGCAAAACTGCGTAAATAAACGCGCGGCAATGTGGCAGGATATGCGCAAGTGGCTTTTGGAAGGTGGGGCACTGCCGCCAGACGACAGCGTACTAGCTGACGACCTTGTGGGGCCGGAAATGGCACCGCGAGATGACGGCAGGCTCCAGTTGGAAAGCAAGGAGAACATGAAAAAACGTGGGCTGCCTTCTCCGAACAGGGCGGATGCGCTGGCCTTGACGTTTGCTTATCCAGTACTCAGCAGGAAACAGGAACACGAATACGACTGGACAGTAGGAAAAAAACAGGATAACGAATATGATCCGTTTCATGGCATGTGGTAGGAGGTGAGAGCTATGGAAATCATTATGCAGCTACATGGCGGCGGTGGCGGCGGTGGTGGGCACACCATCAAACAGTCCGCGCCGGGCAGTACGGCGGCGGCCACTATTGACAGCGCAAGCGAAGGCGAAAGAGAATCACTGCGCGAGAAGCTGAGCAAGGCGAAAGGCCGCCAGTACACCAACAAGACGGGCGGAAGCCTTGTCGATACAGTAAAGAAAGCTCTGCTGGGGGAATGACAAAATGCTTTTTGAAGAAGCGTATAAAGATACGTCCAGACTGAAAGAAAAACGTCATATCGTCGAGCAGATGGCAACAAGGCAGACGCAGTTTCAGCCGACGTGGCAGCTGCTTTCGCGCTATATCTACCCGTGGCGCGGCAGGTTTAATGAGCGCGGCGGGAGTATGGACAGTGAGCGGCGGGACCGTTACCTGATTGACCCCTATCCGCAGGACGCTGTACAAAAATGTGCGGCAGGCCTGCAAAGCGGTTTGACCAGTCCGTCCCGCCCGTGGTTTGAATTATCGCTTGCTGATCAGGAAAAAGCAGATTATCACCCCGTCAGACAATGGCTTGACGACGTGCGCGACATTATGATGGCCGTTTATGCAGCAGGCAACACCTATGCAATGCTGTATGACATTGAAGCGGAACTGTGCCAGTTTGGCACGGCGGCGGCACTTATGATGCAGGACTACGACACGGCACTCTGGCACAGAAGCTACACATGTGGCGAGTATGCCGGGGGCGTGGACGCAAGAGGAAGGCTGCACGCGTTCTCCAGATGTTTTGAACTGACTGCGCCGCAGATGGTGGCAGAGTTCGGCAAAGATAATGTGAGTACGCCAGTCAGAACGGCGTATAACAATAACGACCTTACCCAGCGGTTCGAGATTGAAATGCTTATCCAGCGTAACGATAACTATAAACCGGAGCAGCTTAAGCCCGGAAACTTTTTGTGGCAGAGCTTCTACTGGGAGCGTGGCAACATGGAGCGTTTTCTGCGTATCAGCGGTTATAAAGAGCAACCGTTTATCATGCCGCGCTGGACGAAGGTGGCCAACTGCGAATACGGGTACGGCCCCGGACACAATGCCCTTGGTAACTGTATGCAGCTCCAGCGCATTGAAAAAGCGAAGTTACGCAGCATTGACAACGAAAACGACCCTGCAATGATATTCCCTGCGACGTTCAAGAAAATCAACCGTCAGCCGGGAGCAGATAACTATGTGCCCGACACTACGCAGATGCAGGCTTATCCTGTTGTTGCGCCGGGCGCAAAACGCTATGAAGGACTTATTGCTTTATCTAACGACAAACGCCAGCAGATAAGCGCAAGCTTTTATAACGACCTTATGGTAATGCTGACGCAGGCGCAGGATAACCCGCAGATGACGGCAAAGGAAATCGCGGAACGCCACGAAGAAAAGGTGCTTATGCTTGGCCCTGTTCTGGAGCAGTTCCACAACGAAGTGCTCGACCCGCTGACAATGCGTGCTTTTGGTATCTGTCTCCGCAATGAACTCTTCCCACCTATGCCGGAAGAGATTACAGCGCAGGAGCTGAAAGTGAATTTTGTGTCCCTGCTTGCGCAGGCGCAGAAAATGGTCAGCCTGCCGAGTGTGCAGAACGTGCTCGGTATGGTTGGCAACGTTGCAGGTATTTATCCAGAGGCGGCAGACAATATCAACATCGACAATGTTATCCGCGAAGTGGGCGTTATCAGCGGTGCGCCTGAAAAGATTATGCGCAGTGAAGACGAAGTGCAGGAACTCCGCCAGCAACGCCAGCAGGCGCAGGAAGCGCAGATGCAGCAGATGCAGATGGCGCAGGGCGCAGACACGGCGAAGACGGGCGCAGAGGCGGCACGCCTTTTGAGTGAGGTTCCGAGCAACACGGACAGTGCACTCGACGATATGTTAGGGAAAATGGGGTTAAGCTGATATGGAAAAACAATCGACACGTTTTGCAGAACTGCTTGAAAAGGTGATGCAGACAGAAGACGGCAGAGAATTTTTCTTTGAGCTCCTGGGACTGGCAACCTTTACAATGGGCTGCGGCTCGGAGTCATTTATGGGTTACGAGATTGGCAGGCGTAGTATCGGCGACGAACTGCTCCGCGTACTGCGTGAAGATGTTGACGAAGGACTTGTGCTGGAACTCAAAATGCGGCAGGAAGCACGGGCACGACCTAAAGAAAAGGTTGTAGACCCATACGCAATGTTTGAAGGAGGCAATGAATAAATGGACGCATGGAATAAATTTTTTATGGATGCTGACGGCGCGGGTGCCGGTGGCGGCGGTGAAACTCCCCCGGCTGACGGAAGTGGCGCGGGCGATGGCGGGCCCAAAAACATCTTTAACGCTGGCGAGGGCGGCGGAGGAGACAATCCACCTGCAGGTGGAGAAGGTGGCGACGATGCTGGTGGTGGTGAAGGTGCTCCGCAGGTGCCTGAAAACTACGAGTTTAACCTGGGCGAAGGACTTACGATTACTGACGAGCAGAAAGCAGCGTTTACCGCCATAGCGAAAGAAGCGAAACTGACGCAGGCGCAGGCAGACGGACTACTCAAGATGCACAGCGAGATTTTAAGCGGCTATATGCACGAGGCAGAAGAAGCCGTGGAAAAGAATATCGCAGAGTGCCAGAAGCTCGGCCTGACGACCAAAGAAAACCTTGGTTATGCGAAAGCGGCGGTGGATATGTTTGGCGGCAGCGACGCTATGCAGGTGCTTGTTGATACGGGCGCAATCAATCACCCTGCTGTATGCAAGTTGTTCGTAAATATCGGACAACTGATCAGCGAAGACAATCCGCTTGACTCGCACGTCGGCGGCGGCAAAACAGTAAGACCGGAAGACGTACTCTTCCCAAACAGCAAATATTAAGGAGTGGTAACAAATGGCACAAACAGGACTTTACAACAACACTGGCCTTGCAACGATGTATGACATTGCACAGCAGCTCCGCGCAGACGGCAAGGAAGCAGCCGCGCAGATTGTTGAATTGCAGGCTAAAACCAATCGTTTCTGGGAAGTTTTCCCGACGAAACCGTGTAATGACGGTACGAAAGAAACCGCGCTCATCAGAACGAGCCTGCCTGACGTTGCATGGCGCATGATTAACCGAGGTATCAGCCCGACGAAATCCAGCGTGGAGCAGGTTGCTTTCACCACGGGCGGTACGGAAGCTATTGCGCAGATTGACGAACGCCTCATGCAGCTCAATAAAAACAGCAATACTTTCCGCCTTAATGAGAACTACGCCCATCAGGAAGCAATGAGCCAGAAGATGGCGACAACTTTCTTCTACGGCGACGAAAAGCTCAACCCTGCTGGCTTTACTGGTCTGGGTGCATATTACTATGACAAGGCTAATCAGGAAGAAATCTATTCTAACCAGATTGTCGACGCAGGCGGCACGGGCAACAATTTAACCTCTTTGTGGGTAGTGACTTTCGCGCCCGACACTGTATACGGCATTGTCCCCGAAGGCGTGGCAGGCGGCTATCATTACCGCGACAATGGCCGCGTAAAATGCAGGGACAAAGACGGTAAAGAGTTCTGGGGCTACGAATCTCAATACAACTGGGATTTGGGCCTTTGTGTACGTGACCCGCGTTATGTGGCACGTCTGGCAAATATTGACGTTACGAAGACCAGCGACATGGAGCTTATCGACAAGCTGATTGAAGTTTATGACTGCATTGAAAACCCCGACCATGGCCGCACGGTAATCTTGTGTAACCGCAAGGTGCAGACGCTGATCAACATCATTGCGCAAAAGAAAAACAATGTAAACCTGACGCTAGAAGACTTCGGCGGCAAACGTATTCAACATTTCTGGGGGTCCCCGATTTTGCGCAACGACGCTATTTTGGGCACTGAATCTCAGGTACCCGTAGAATAAGGAGGTAAAGGACGATGGCAGCAACGATTGATGCAGAATTAATTCTGTGCGAAAACAAAGACACTGCGGCAAGCGTAACGAGTGAAGTTCTTGACCTTGGCCGCAACAAAGTATTAAAACCGCTTTACGTGGACGTAAAACTGACGCAGGGCGTGACGGCGGGCAGAGTGAAATCTGTGGAGCTGCAGACGAGCGCGGATGAAGCATTCACTACACCGATTAGTGAAATGACGGTAACTATCGGCAAGACCACTGAACAGCAGAAACGCGCCTGCCAGCTGGCGCAGTTCTTCGCCGCTATCCAGCCGCAGGGCCGCTATGTACGCCTTATCATTACCGGTGATACGGTTGCTCCGGCCGGCGGCAAGCTCTGGGCATATCTTTCCCCGGACATTCAGGTGCCGTTATGAGATACAAAGTAATCCGTAACTGCTACTGGAACCGCCAGCTTTGGGAAAAGGGCGAAGAAGTAGAGCTGGACGGGGCAGTGCCGGAGCACTTCCGCCCTCTCTACAGCCCGGCAGAAAAAATGGCAATGTTAAAAACCGAAGAAACGATTGTTGAGGAAACTCCTGAACAAGAAATTCCTTCCGGGCTTTCGCTGGAAGAAATGAACCCCGGCCAGCTGCAGAAACTGGCACGGGAAAACGGGCTTAAAATGCCGAAGAACGCAAAAAAAGAAGAACTTATTTCCGCCCTGCGTGGCGAATAAACATGAGGCCGGAGTAACAACCGGCCTTAATTTTTTCTCGGAAGGAGCACGTTATGAACAATATTGAAATCTGTAACCTTGCACTCGGGCGTATTGGTGTAGAAGAAATTAACCGCATGGACGAGGCAAGCCAGGCGGCGCGGATCTGTACGCGTTATTTTGATTTTACGCGGCAGAATGTTTTGCGGCGTTTCCCATGGACGTTCGCAACAAAACGCGTGCAGCTTGCACAGCTGGCCGAGACTGCGCCCGACTTTGAATACGTATACCAGTACCCGTCGGACGCACTGGCCCTGCGGCTTATGTACAACGAGCATTTTGTAGGCCTGCCCAAAGATAACCATTACCGCCTGCTAAACGGCGAGGGCGGGCGTAAGATTTATTGCGACATTCCGAAAGCATGGATTGAATACACCGCGGACGTTAAGGACAGCGAACTTTTTGATGCACAGTTCGTCGAGGCGTTCAGCTGGAAGCTGGCGGCGGAAATGGCGTTTGCACTGACGGGCAACATGAATCTTACAACCAATGCTATTCAGGCCTATAACGCGTACTTCACAGAAGCGGCAGGTGAAGATGCGGCAGAAGAAAACAATAAGGAACCGGTGCAGGACAGGCTTGTAAATGCACGCTGGGGAGAGGATGATTACTAATGGCAGGGATATTCCAGTTAAAACCTAGCTTTGCAGGCGGCGAACTTTCGGACAGTATGTATGGCCGTGTGGACATCAACAAATATGATAACGGCGCGGCAATGCTGAAAAACTTTCTTGTACAGCGTTATGGCGGCGCAAGAAACAGGAACGGCTTTCGCCACATTGCGAAAACAGCAGGCGGCAAACGCGCGTTTCTTGTACCGTTTACTTATTCCAACGAACAGAGCTACGTTGTAGAGCTTACGGCGGGGCATTGCCGTTTTTATCGTGACGGCGGTATCGTGACGGACTCGGATGGCAACCCCTATACCATAGAAAACACGCTTACAGACGCAGACCTTGAGGGCACGTGCAAAATAAAATACACGCAGAGCGCAGACGTTATGTTTATCGTACACCCCGAGCATCCGCCCATGACGCTTACGCGCTACGGGGCGAATGACTGGCGCTGGGAGCAGATGAAAATCAGCGGCGGCCCTTTTGATGATATGAATATTACAAGTACCAAACTTACGCCCAGCGGCACGACTGGAACCATTACGATAACTGCAAGCGCAGATTTGTTTAAGGACTATCACGTCGGGACGCTTGTGGAGCTGACGCATTATAAAGCAAGCGAATATAAAAAAGGCGTACCGGGTACAGAAGACGCAGACCTTACAGTAAATGTCCTTCCGTCGAGCAGTGTGTATGTAGAAAGCTTCGGCTTTTGGGCAGGGCATTTTACGCTTGAAAAATATGACAGTGATAGCGGCGAATGGCAGCAGGTGCGCAGGCAGGAAAACAACCACAGCCAGAACTACAACTTCACGGAGAAGAACGAAGACGACCATATAGTTCAGTACCGCATTACATCAACGGAATTTGATACAACTATCTGGCAAGACGAGAACGAGAAGCAGACGGGCTTTGTTACAATCCAGTCTTTCGGCAATGATTACAGCGGCATAGCAAAGATTACCGCTGTAAACGATGCAAGGAACGTAACTGCGGAAGTAGTACGTACGCTGGGTGCTGCGAAGGCAACGAGCAACTTTGCATTGGGTGCGTGGAACTCGCACAACGGCTATCCGATGAGCGCAGGCTTTTATGAGGACCGGCTGATTTTTGCAGGAAGCAGGCACGCGCCGCAAACGTTCTGGACATCGAAGACGGGCGACTATTATAATTTCGGGACGAGCATACCGCTTGTGGATGATGATGCAGTGACGGCCACGCTTAACGGCGGGCATATGAACGGCATTAAAGCAATGGTGGCTTTCGGCGAATTAATCTTCCTGACCGCCGGGGGCGAATACAAAGTGAGTGGCGGCAGCGGCAAAAGCATTTCGCCGACCAATACATTGTCACAGCCGCAGGAATACAGGGGCGTAAGCGACATTAACCCCGTCACTGTAGGCAGCAGGATTATCTACGTACAACAGCAGGGAAACATTGTACGTGACCTTGCCTACAGTTACGAGGCAGACAAATACACGGGCGACGATTTGAACCTTTTGTGTTCCCACCTTTTTGATGACCATAAAGTAACGGGCATGACGTATCAGCAGGTACCCGACAGTGTTGTGTGGTTTGTGCGTGACGACGGAATACTTCTGGGTATGACGTACATAAAGGAACAGGATATATACGCATGGCACAGGCACACTATGAAAAACTCAAAATTTGTTAACATCTGCAGCTCTAGCGGTGAAATGGAAGACGAGCTGTACGCAGTCATTGAACGTGGCGGCGAACATTATGTAATAGTCAATACCCATCAGGAAAGTGCTTCTCCTGACGAGCAGTTTTATGTGGACGATGGCGTAACCGTGCGCGGCGAGAGCCTGAAAGAAATAAGCGGCCTTGACTGGCTGGAGGGCGAGGCGGTGGTCATACTTGCTGACGGAAACGTCCTGCCGGAGCAGGTTGTAGAAGATGGGCGTATTACGCTGAGTAATAACCACGGCTACAATGTGGTACACGTCGGCCTGCCCATAGATGCGCAGATTAAAACTTTGCCGATAGAGTTTCAGGGGCAGGACGGAGCATATCTCAGCCGTAAAAAACGAGTGGGCAATCTTGGCATTCTTTTTAAAAATTCGCGTGGCGGTATGTACGGCTTGAAAGAAGACAGGCTGGATGAAATCAAGTGGCGCATGACGGAAAACTGGGGACAGCCAGTGCAGCTTTATACAGGAAAGAAGAAAATCGTACTGCCTGCGGCGACGTGGGACGAAACAGTGCAGGTAATTATCAGGCAGGATGCGCCACTACCTATGACCGTGCTGGCCATCGTGCCTGAGATTATAGCAGGAGGATAACATGAAATATTCTTTTGGCAGGCCGACGGAAAAAGATATTGAGTACGTAGCCAAAAATTTACGCAGGGACAACAGGCAGGAACTGGCGGCCCTTTGCGGCGCAGGACATGAACTGGACGTTTTGCAGGCAAGCGTGAAGTATAGCGAGCTTGTGGGGTGCTTTTATATTGATGGCGTGCCTGCGGCCATCTATGGCGTGCGTTCGCCTGCGGTGATATGCTCCGTAAAACGCGTGTGGCTGCTTATGACGGACGAAACGCTCAAACATAGGTTAGTAGTCGGACGATACACAAAACGTTATCTGAGGGCAGCTGTGGCGGCGTACGGGGCATGTTCCAATTACGTCGACGCAGGCAACAAAGAAATTTTGAAATGGCTTGCATGGCTAGGAGCGAAAATTTCTGAACCAAAACCTTACGGCATTTATAATCTGCCGCATAGGGAATTTTATTTTGATGAATCAATTTTAAAGGACGGTGACTGATATGGGCGTAGGAGTAATGATTGGCGCAACGCTTCTCGGAGGCTATCTGCAGGGACGCGCGGCAAGGCAGCAGGCGAACGCACAGGCGGCGCAGGCGCAGGCCAACGCGGACATTGCATATAACAACGCACAGAGATTGCAGGAGCAGGCAGAAACGCAGGCGCAGAACAACGCAATTAACGAAGAAAACAAACGCCGCAGGTTATTACAGCAGCAGGGACAGCAACGTGCAAACATCGGCGCGGCAGGCATTACGGCAAGCGGCAGTGCTCTGGCGGCGATGGCGGACAGCCAGTTCAACATGGAACAGGATTTGGCTATTGAGCGCTACAACGGGCGGCAGAAGGTAGACAACATCTTCCAGCAGAGCACGGATAATGTAAATCAGGGCGACATTTACGCGGCCAACGCGAAGGCATATCGCAAGGCAGGAAAGCGTGCCATGATGAACAGCATGTTGCAGGCAGGACTCAGCGTGGCGGCGAATCTTTATAGCGCAAAGAGTATCGGGGCACTAAAAAGTGGCAGCTCCGGCCTGAAAGATTATGGGCTTACAGGTTTTACAAAAATGAACGGACTACCTGCATCGACGGGCGGCGGCATAACTTCTTACGGAACATCTTACGGCAATGCTGCTGGTTGGGAAAAAATGAAATGGTAAAAAATGTCATTTTGTACTTTACAAATCGGCACAAAAGCCGTGGTAAAATGATATTGCGATAGCGAATGAACATCTCTCCATTCTCATTACTCTTCAAAAAATTTAAGGTAACGCGGAAAAGCATCTGGGGCAACTCGGGTGCTTTTTCACGTATAAGAAAGGAGTTCAGTATGGCAGTAATTGACGTATACCAGAATCAGGCACAGGTGGGCACACCTGCAAGCAATGTAAGCAGTGTGCGCCCTGATATGAGTGGGCAGCTGGCGGTGGCGAAGGCGAACGCCGCACTGACGGACACCATTGTAAACAGAGGGCAGAAGCTCTACGAGCAGATAGCCGTGGCCGACGTTATGAAAGCGAACAACGACTACAATATGCAGATGAACAAATTGCAGAACGAGCTTTTGCAAAACAAAGAGGAGAACGCAAAGGACAATCTGGCCAAGTACGAAGAAGGCCGGCAGAAGATTATTAATAACATCATGCAGAAAGGCCCTTCGACATTGCGCGGCGTGCTGGGGAGCAAGGCGTTTTTCAATACCATAGACCGCGATTGGACGGGGCAGAGGGCGCAGATGGAGCGGTATACGATGGGAGAAATGGAAAAGTATCAGGACACACAGCTCAATAACCAGTATCAGTCTGCTTTGAAAGATGTTGCGGCCAATTGGAATGACGGCGATATGTTTAACAGCATGCTGCGGCGCGGCGAGCTTATGACGGCGGCAAGATACGCCAATTACGGGCCTGAAAAGATAAAAGAAGCGAGTGACAAGTGGAAAGCGGCGGTGGCAAAGACTGCAGCACAGGCCGCTATTAGCGCGGACACAAGCGAAGGCTGGGCACGTGGCGGCGAGATTTTGCAGGCTTATGGCTATCTGCTCGACCCGGGCGAGCGCATACAGCTGGATAAAATGATTAGCGCAAGGCAAAAAAGCAACGACCAGTTAAATACTTTTGCAAACATCTATGCAAAGTTTGGCAACGATATTGAAGGCGGCATAGCTGCGCTTATGTCTACGAAGACAGGCACGGCGAATGTAAGTAAAGGGCTGGACTTTGCACGTGGCGAAGAAGGCAAGGCGTGGGGCAGTAACCAGTGCGCCAACTTTGTCAAAGAATACGTGAAGCAGGCGGGCGGCGACTTTGATATTACGAGCAGTCTGGCCGACGGGACGTATCTGAACGCAGAGCGCAAGGGACTGACGTTTACGGACAGAAAACAATTACGCGACGGCGATATAGTCTATTGGCAGGTGGACGGGAGCAGATATGCGGCCAGTGATAACCCTGCCGACGTGCAGTCTGACAGCAAGGCGTATAAGGGCATTACGCATGTCGGCGTATATGACGCGAAGACGGGCAAGGTTATCCAGAGCGGCGAACATGGCGTGAGTGCTATGGATTTGGACGCGGCAGGCTATCACACTGTCGGCTATAGTCATATCGGCGGCAGGGCGATGGACGCAGTGGAGCAGGAAAAAATGAAAAAAGCGTACAGGGCGTACGCTATGAATGAGATTAATGCCAGAAAGACCAACATCAACCTTATGACGGAGAACGCGGCGGATGAAATGTTTGCCGCTTATAATAACGGCGAGCGTGACCCTGCTTATTTTGAAAACATGGCCAGACGCATAGCGGGCAATGATTACAGTGTATACAGCAAGCTGCATACTGTGGCCAAAGCGTTTTCAACGGCAGGTACGCATAAGCTGACGGTAGGTGAGATGCTGGAAATAGAAGACGCTATTGACGCAGGCAACTTGTCACAGGACGAGCTTGTACAGAAACTGGGCGATGCTGGGTGCAGTGCGGATACAATCATGAAGTACGTGCATCAGAACAAAAAAGCTATGAAAGCGGCGGCCAAAGGAGAAAAGTTCGACTGGGACAGTGTTATGGGTGCGTTTTATAGCAAGATGGGCGGAGCAAGCAAAGTTCCGGAAGAATGGCGTCCTGGCCTTAAACGTTACGCGAAACGAGCTATTAACGAATACATTGGCAAAAATGGTTCTACACCTACAGTTGACTGGGTAATGGACGTTATGCAGGAAGGGCTTGTGAAAGGTGTAGGCGGAGTAGAGATAGAAGGCGCACACTGGTGGAATAGCAATACGTCCTACAATATGGCGCAGTTGGCCAACCATAATATTTACAGCATTAAAGACGCGGACACTGGTTATGTCAATGTTTGGTTCTATGGCAACGCCGAACCGGTGCGCATGAGCAAAGAAAGTTTGAAGCAGGAAATGGGAGAATAAGGTTATGGGAACATTTAATTTCAGCAATATGCAGCAGCAGGAAGATAAAATGCGCAATGTGCCGGAAGAGTTTCGTTCTGCGGTTGAGCAGGCAAAAACAGAGCCGGTCGGCTCTTTCGATAACAATAAGACAGGCTTCTGGGACGGCGTGAAGAATTTCTTCTCCGGTGCAGACATTGATACCAACGCTGGCTTCATTGATGAAACAGGCACGTGGAACAGCGGCAAAGGTCAGGAGATGCAGAAATACAATCCTACGGAGAAGCAATTTAACAATTCTTTGGCAGGGCAGGTGTGGAACAGCAATGCCTATAAGAAATATTTTTACAGCCGCGAGGACGTGCTTCAGGAAGCAAAGAAAATCAGCGCTGCTACGCGTATTCCTGAGAATGCTATTCTTGCAAATGCGGATAACCTTAACAATGCACGCGACGTATATAACTATCAGCAACGCGCTATGGATCCGCAGGCCGTCTTTCGGGCATATCCAGAGCTGAGCGAGCTGGCGAAGAAAAGCGACACGGACGCAGCTATTGCTCTGCATAACCTAAAGAACGTGCGCCAGACGCAGGGCATTATTGAAGCAGCTAAGACTGGCTGGGAGCTGGACAGGCTTATGAGTGAGCGCGGCCGTCTTGGCTATTCTGCTATGAACGGCAAAAGCCTTACGGAAGCTGACCTGAAGCGGCTGGAGGAAATCGAAGCGGCGCAGAAAAATAGTAAAGAGCTGCCAGGACTCTTTGATGATCCATTCGGCGCTGTCGTGGGCAGCACGGTGCAGAGCGGCAAGATGATGCTGCGCAATGCTTTGAGTGGCCAGAAGATGGGCGTGTATGGTGCAGGCTTCGGCGCACTTGCCGGCGCTCTCATCGGCGGCGGTAGTACGTTGGGCGCCGGTACAGGTGCAGGTGCGGCGGCAGGCGCAAAGATTGGCTATAGCGTCGGCAGCCGTATCGGCATGGCGCAGGATATGTATGATGAGATAGCAGGCAACAACTATCTGGATTATAAAGGATATAAGGATAAGAGCGGCAAGCAGCTACTGACGGATAATCAGGCACGCACCTATGCGGCTGTGGCAGCGGCGCTGGAGACCGGCATTGAATTTAGTAATGCGGACAGAATACTGGGCGCCATTAAAGGCGGTGCAGGAGCGCAGAGCATCAAAGAGATTATAGCAAGCGCTAAAGACAGCACGGAGCTGCAGAGTATGCTGGCGGCGTACCTGCGCAACGGCGCAAAAAACATCGGGGAAGTGACTATATCAGAAAGCTTGGAAGAAGGCGTGCAGGAGGTAAGCAACAGGATAGTCACTAACATTGCCGCGTACAATAATCCCGACGGCGATATTCCGACGTACAGCGCAAAGGATGTTATTATCGGCGGGCTGGAAGCAAGCTGGCAGGCTTTGCCTGCGTCGTTTGGCTTTGGCGCAGGCGCTCACGCTGGCAGTACGATAGGTTATGCAAGGCGTATGGCGGCGGCTATGCAGCTCAAATCAGAAGAAGAGAAGGCCAACCTGCGCACGGCAAGCGGCCTTTCTATGCTTAAGAGTCTTGCTGAAGATATCAAAGTCAATGAGCTTTTCAAAAAAGCGCCTGAGGTATATAAAGAGGTATTAAAGAACCAGCTCAAGGGCACGAGCCTTGAAACAATCAACATTGATACGGAGATGGTGCTCAACCAGGAGGGCGGCTATGAGCTGCTGAAAAGCGTAGCAGATAAGGTCGGCATGAGCGAGGAACAGTTCGCTGATATCGTCGAGACTAAGGCTGACTTGAAAATTAACACTGCTGACTACGTGGAAAAGAACCTGCCTGAGGACGTGAATACTAAGCTGCAGGAGTACATCACCTTTGACGATATCGGCGAATGCCTGGCGCGTAACCGTCAGTACGCAAGCCGTATGCGCAGGGAGATGGACAGAATCCTTGCGTTTGAAGAGCGCCAGCGCGAAGATGCGCTCAATGCTTATCTGGACAACAACTTTCCTGAACAAGAGCAGCGCGAAATTGCCGAGGCGGTTATCCGCCGTTTCCCTGATAACCCGAAAGAGGGCGTAAAGGTAATCAGGCAGTCTTTGCAGGATAAGATTGATACGCCACTCAAAGAAATCATTGAGCAGCTCAAGGAAGGCGCAGGCAAGGGCGTAAGCATTCACGCTGTAGATGAAAACGGCAACCTGACGAGCTGGGAGAACTCCGACCATGGAAAAGGCGTTCGCGTGAGCAATAACGCGCCGTGGTATCAGAAATGGTACAAAGAGTATGGGCACAAGCCTAGCGAAAAAGAATATCGTGAGCTTGCCCGTGATATTTATACAGGACATAATCCTTATGGCTTGGAAGGCTGGGAAAACAGGAGCGCGGAAGAAAACCAGTGGTATGAAGACAACAAGGCGGCTATGGAAGCGACGGAGCAGGCGATAGCACGTCTGGATGCACTGACCCCTGCGCTTGAAAAAATAGACCCCGGCGAGCTGACAATCACCGAAGGCCTGAGTGAAGAAGCATTTGAAGTTTATAGAGAAATGCGCAAGAAGCTTTTCGAGGGCGCAGGCGGCGAAAAGCTCAAGAAGAAAGCACGCGAAAAGGCACGGCAGGAAGCACAGATGAACGCTATCCTTTTTGCGCGTATGGCCGACCGCATGGCCGAATGGCATAGACAAGCGGGACAGACGAAATACACGGCGAAAGACTTTGCGCGAAGTGTGGGCGTGGAGTTTGGAGGTAAAGCTGGCGGCGAAAGATACAATCAACCGGTAACTAACCCGAAGTTGTCGTTGACTAGCGGAGTTCCGATAATTAACATAAAAAGAAGATTCTCAGGAAAAACATTCCGAGACATAAGGAACAACTTTTTTAAAGATTATCCGGAACTAGTAAAGTCAATATTAACTGATCCTGACAATAAGCAAGTACACAAACCATACATTAACGAGGTTAGTGGAGTTGGTGTTATTGTGAGCAAGGATAGCATAAAACATATTTTGTCTGACGAAACCAGTACAACAATAAAAAATCCTGACGAGAGAGCACTCCGTCAGGATGTAGACAGATATGAGCTATTGAATAGCATTCCGGAATTAATTGAAAAAGGCGTTATGGTTGAAGAGCATGAAGATATTCACGGAAAAGCAGAAAGAATATATCGCATATTTGCCCCGGTAAGCATCAATAACGAGCCGTATTTTGTGGCTAAGTTGACTTTAAAAAGAGAAAAAAAGTTTTACAAATTAATTGACGGCGATATTGTGAAAAATAAACTATACGATGCTTCGATAGCAATAAAAAAGGAACTCGGCCAACAACCGCAAGATTCTGCTGCTAAGGCAGGGCCTCATGCGGGTAGTTCCGAAAGTTCCTCTAATGTTATTTTAGCAGATCTGCTTGAAGGTGTCAAAGACAATAATGGCGTACCATATATTAGTTCTGATGGAGAGCTGAATGTAAATTATGAACTAAATACGGAGACATTTAACCAGAAAGCTTATCATGAAAAGCAATCTAATGCAAAAATTATATATCCATCGGACTTTTCCCCGTACATGAATAACCAGTCTTACAGATGCACAAATTCTAGCGAGGTAATGAGCGACTATGGGTATGCTATGTTTGGCGATAATGCTGCGTGGGTAGATGGGTACGGCGAAAATCTCTATAGCGTGTTCCATGATGATTTGGAGGATATAAATAATTTAAAAAAGAAAATCGCAGAAGCGTGGGATGAAGATGTTGAGATGGAAACGATACCAGCCGACCTTGAAGTTTTAGCTAGAGAGAAAACTGGCGAACAAATTGCTGAAGATTTTGATCCTATGGATATAGTGGATGGCGCTGGCGCTTGGGACCTGCCAGAATTAGCATCCTGGGCGTTTGAGCGTGGCATATTTGAAGGCGTTCCGGGTGTAAAGACACGTGATGGTGCTGTTGTTTGGGATGATAGTATCATACACAAAGACGATAAGGACGCAGACGTCTGGGGCAAGGATGCGGAAAAAAACAGAGTGGGCGCAGAGAATTACAATCAATCTGCTGGTGAACGTGCTATGACGGCCAACGCCGAAAAGCTGCAGGAAGCAAAAGCTATGCTGGCGCAGGGAGAAGCTGCAAAAGGAAAGCCAGACATGAAGGATATATATCAAAAGACCGGCTGGCATCTTGGCGCCGACGGTAAATGGCGCTTTGAAATTCCTGATAATCTGGATGAGATAGATGCTGCTAAATTCCCGGAAGAAGGATATGCTATACCGCTGGGAGAGATATATAATAATCCTAAACTGTACGAAGCTTATCCGTGGCTGGCTGACGTCATGGTCAAGTCAGAACCTATGGAAGAGCAGACGTTAGGCGTAGCTGCTGGCGAAGGCTATATTGCAATAAACAGCAATATGCTGGGAGACGGCATCAAGCAGGAGATAACTATAAACGGCATAAAGTATAAACGCGTAGTAAGCAAGGACGGAACCAAGGCTGGGAAGTTCTTTTCTCATGGTGACGAGTTCGTAGAGTATGCACTTAATCACGGTATTAAAGGTAGCGCGTTTGACAAAAAGGCCGCAGTGAATAGTTTGAAGGAGCTGATACAAGAAAAAGAATCTGTTATAGAAAAACTAAGAAGTAAAAATAACAATGGACAGTTCAATAAAGGGATACTGGACAGACAAAAGGAATTAAACAAGCTAAGAGGAGCAGCAGAGTTTGTCGGCAGGGCGGATATCAGCTTTAACGAAATTAAAAAGGCTGATAGAGATGTAGAAGCGGCCCATAAGAATTTAGCTGAAACTCTCATCCATGAAATTCAGCACGTCATCCAGCACTTTGAAGGCTTTGCTTCTGGCGGTTCGGTGAAAAAAGTCAACGAACAGATAAAACGCCAGTTGCTGAAGTACGATGAAGAAATTAAGCGTATACATCCTAAAGCTTGGGAGTATCAGAGGGCCTTGCTCGAGTATGATATAGCAGACTGGGCTCACGATGTAGGAGAGGTATCTGACGAAGAATTTCAGGAGCGCAAGGATAAAATTGCTGAATTGGAAGAGCAGATGCCTGCGGATAAAGTTAAGCGCATAAAGAGAATCTACGAGCTGCGAGCAGATTTACAGTGGAAGGCCGATAACGAAGACGCAACGCCGTTTGATAATTATCATGATTTACATGGCGAGCAGGAAGCTAGAGCAGCGTCGATGAAGGCTCGTCTCTATACCATGGGCGCGAGTCAAGAAAGAATTGATAACGAGGTCCTGAATGGCGTTGATAGCTATAGCGCTATTATAGTCTTTGCCGGACAGTCCTACAGTATGGACGCAGGCCAAAAAGGCCTCTACAAAATCAAAGGACAGACTGCATTCAAGGCTAACGGCGAGAAAATCATTTCTTTGTTTAAAGCAGCCGACCAGTCAACCTTTATGCATGAAATGGCGCACGTTTATCTGCATGATATGCTTGAGCTGGCGAAGCTGCCGAATGCTCCGCAGCAGCTGCTCGATGACGTGAAGACACTGAGCGAGTGGGCAAGCTGGCGGCCTGAAACCTTTGACAAAGAGTATAAGGGCACGGCGCTGGAGCGCGAGTTCCGCAAGATGCATGAGCAGATTGCTGATGCTACGAAGTACGGCTATCTTGTGCTTGATGGCAAGGAGGTTACTTTAGAGCAGCTGAAGCTGCAATGGGCACAAGAACGCTTTGCACGTGGCTTTGAAAATTATCTGCGCGAGAGCAAGGCTCCTACGGAGTCCGTCAAAACAATTTTCCGCCGCTTCAAGGAATGGCTGGGTACAATCTACAAGGCTTTTGTCCAGATTGGCGGTGCTCCTAGCAAGGAAGTACGCGCTGTAATGGACCGCATGATTGCCAGCGAGGAAGAAATCGACATTGCTATGACAAAAAAGGGCGTGGACGATTTTACGGAAAAGGGCGGCATGGACTATCTGGCAGACAACGCCAAACAGATTTATAACCGCATGGTGGAACGTGCGAAGGAAGATGCCAAGGAAAAGGTGCTCAAGATTGCGCTTAAAGATGTCAAAGAAGATTACCGCCAGCAGGAGAAGGAGTTCTTCGAGCAGGAAGAAAAAGACTATCGCGAGAAGCTGGAACGGGAACCGGTTTTTGTTATCCAGGAGCATATCAAAAACAATCCCGATATGAGCACGTCTGCTATCTGCCAGACTTTGGGCATGAGCGTAGATGATTACGTGGCCAAGCTGAAAGAGTATGGCGGCAGTATTGACGCGGCAGTACAGGCACATATGAAAGAGTTTAAGAAGAACATCGACAACAGCGGTTTTGATGCGCAGTATTTCCGCGAAAAGGCAGAGGAGATTGTACAGGAGAGCAGATACCGCAAGCTGGCGGCGACTATGGAGCTCAATGCTTTTGAAAAAATCGTCAGGGTGCAGCGGAGCATTAATAAGCAGGCTGTAAGTAGTATGACGCTGACCAAGGACGAGAAGGGCGTTATGGGCACGGTGGACAAGCTGACGGCGCAGAGCAAGAAGATAGAGAAGCTCAAGGCAGAGAAGAAGGAAGGCATAGCTAAAGAGCGGCAGGCGAAGGAGCAGATTATAGCCAACGTGCGCGGACTGAGGGATGCAGCACTCAAGCATTATCAGGAGTTCGGCGAGTACGTCGAAAAGAAACTAGAGGTTATGCCGATAGAAGAAGCCAACAACTACCAGATGTGGCGCAGAAAATCAGCGCAGGCGCAGCATAACTCTGAACGTGCCATTGTAAGCGGCAAGTGGGAGCTGGCAGTGAAGTACAAACGTGCGCAGGTTATCTATGATATGTTTGCCGACCGCGCGGTGCGCAACGATAAGAAAATCAAGAAGATTGAAGAGCAGCTGACGAAGAGACGGCAGACCTTTATCAAGAACAAAAACATTTCGGCCAACGAGCGTTATGCTTATAACCATATGCTCTACGTCTTCGGCTTTGTGGACGCTGACGCGCCGATGCCGCCGAAGTATCAGGAAGAGAACGGCTTCATGGGGGTGCTGCAGAAGTCGGACGCGCCTAGAGAAGTGGACGGCTTATTTATGGAGTGCCCGTTCTTCACGCCGGAAGGTTTCCTGAACCTGCCCGAGTGGCTGGTTTCGGCGGCGATGGGCACACAGCAGCGCGAGCAGGGGCACAAAGACCTTTCTAATGAGCAGGTGAAGATGTTGGCGCAGGTGATGAACATCATCTACAAGCGCGGCGTGGACGATATGAGCTTGCGCAACATCAAGAGCGTGGACGGAAAAGAGCTGACTGTAGATGCCGCTATTGCCGAGATTGAAGGGCAGGTGCGCCAGCGTATTGTTGAACGCACCATCAGGGACGTTACGGGCGCAGGCAGCAGGACTTTTCGCGAGGAAGCGGAGCACTCCATCAATGAAGCCAACCAGTTTTTAGTGAAGCCTGAAATTATCCTCAAGAAGCTGGGCAGTGTGGCGGTGAAATATATCTATGAGCCGCTGAAGCTGGCGGCGGATAAAGAGCTGCGCATGGCAGGGGAGATGCAGAAGAAGCTCGAAGGTTTGTTTGCAAGATATACGCCCGAAGAACTGTACGCAATGCGCCATGAAGAAAAGTATAAGTTTGGTACTTCTCTGCTGACGAAAGAAAAAGTCATTATGCTTGCGCTCAACTGGGGTACGGAAATCAACGCCAAGCGCGTTATGGACGGTTTTCATGTCGGCGAGTACGACGTAAAAAAAGTACTCGCTAACCTGACGGAAAAAGACTGGAACCTTGTTAATGATATTTGGAGTTTATACGACGACCACTGGGACGAAGTGCGCGAGATTGAAGCACGTATGACGGGCGCGGTGCTCGAAAAGCAGCCTAACAGGGCGTTTACTGTTATCGGCGAAGACCAGAAAAGCTATACGCTGGAAGGCGGTTACTTCCCTATCAAGTACGACCCGAGAGACCAGCGTACGCAGGAGCAGAAGGCAGACGCGGCGGCAATGCAGCAGTCGGCCATGAGCAACCTTTCTATGTCGCTGGGCAAAGGTTTTTTGAAAGACCGCACGAGTGCAAAAGTTGAAAGACGTTTGGATCTGCGTTTTGAAATTATCAGCGGCAGCTTGTCCGACGTTATACATCTTGTGGCCTTCCGTGAGCCCGTACGTGACGTGCGCCGCATAGTGCTTAGGGACGACTTTAGAAATCTGGTCAACGGCTTTTTGGGAGAAGCGGAATATAAGCAGCTGAAAAAATGGACAGCGGACTGCTGGGCAGAAGAACCCGTTGCACAGTCGAAGTTTGAAACTATTTCGGCCAAGCTGCGCAATGCGCAGACGATGGGCACAATGGGATTCAGAGTGTCGACGGCATTACTGAACCTTGCCAACGCTCCGATCGTGGCGCATTATATGGGAACGATAGATATGCTCCATGCGGTGAAGAAATTCTATTCCGCGCCGAGGCAGTACACAGATTTTATCTTCCAACGCAGCGTGTTCATGGCAGAACGTGCCGAGACGATGGACGCGAATATACACGACGCTATCAAAGGGCCGCACTTTATGGATAACGTGCCGGGCGTGGGCAAGACAGGAAAAGTTTTGCGCGAGAACGCGTTTAAGCTGATCACATGGACTGACCTTATGCTGGCTTTGCCGCTGTGGCAGCACGAGTACGAAAAAGCTTATAACAAAGCACTGGAAGACGGACATTCGCCGCAGCTGGCGCAGGACGCAGGCGTGGCGGCAGGCGATGCGGCGGTACGTTATTGTTTTGGCAGCGGACGCAATATTGACAAGGCGGCAGTACAGCGGAACAGAAGCGAGTACATGAAGCAACTGACGATGTATTACAGCTATATGTCAACAGTATATAATGCGATGAACTACGAAATGTGGGAAGCACGTATGGGCTATAAAAAGGCGATGACGTGGGCAGACACAAACAAAAGCAAGGAGCTTTTGAAATTCGTAGCAAAGACGGGAACTACGTTGCTTGCATGGCAGCTCTTGCCGGCTGTTATCACGGTACTCTTGAAAGCGGCAACGGGCGGCGATGACGACGACTGGAAAGCGGATAAATTACTCAAGAGCGTGGGCAAAGAAACTCTGTCGACACTTGTCGGCGGCATACCGGTTTTGCGTGATGCAGTTCCGTACCTTCTGGCCAAGGCATTCGATGAGCGGCAGTTCGCACCGAAGATTCCCGTACAGAATACTATTGAGCAGACGAATAGGGTTATCCAGAGTATTACCAATGACAAGAAATCGTTTGGCGACGTGATGCGCGAAAGCGGTAAGCTGCTCAGCCAGACAACGGGCGCACCGAGTACGCTGGTAGATGCACTGACCACGAGCATAACATATCTGGAGACTGGCTTTGACGCAAGCGTAGCGGATTACCTGCGTGCCCTTATTCTGGACAAGAAGCTGAAAAAAGATAAAAAATAATCATTTTGTACTTTACAAATCGGCATAAAAGCCGTGGTAAAATGTTAGTGTCGAAAGACAAGGACAACGGAAAATGTACAATGAAAGCCTCGGAGCAGAAATGTTTCGGGGCTTTTGAATTACAGGAAAGGAGGAAGAAAGTGACAGTACAAAAGGATGTTACTAAAAATATTTACATTGGCAATGGTGCAACTACCACATTCCCATACACCTTTGAATGTCCGTCAAATCATCCGGAATATATAAAAGTATATCTTGAAAAAGATGATGGCAGTACAGTTGTTACGGCAGATTTTTTGCTGGATATGGATAACCGAAGAATAATCTATCCGAGTAATGGAACGCCATTGGCGGCAGGCAGAAAAATAATTATCGTGCGGGAATTACCTCTACAACAACTTATGAACCTTGTTAACAACGGACCATATTTCGCAGAAGACGTTGAAACAAGTTTTGACGAATGCGTAATGATGATACAGCAGCTGAGTGAAAATATTCAACGTAGCCTGAAACTATCTATTGGAGTTAGCAACGACGTAAGTACAATTTTGCCTTATGGCAAAGATAAAGCCTTTGCATGGAGCAAGGACGGTAAAGGGTTAGTTCTTACCGAAAACCCTGCAAACGTAATTCCGATAGTAGATGGTAAAGTTTTGGAGCTGCAAGAATATATTCAGAAACAAACGAAAGAAATTCAAGAGTTAGTAGAATCATTAAATTCACTAACACGAGAAGAATTAATATCTTTGCGCGACCAATGTAAAGACTATATGGAAAAAGCGCAAGGGGCAGCACTGATTAATGTCCGCTGGCAGATTGGCAACGTAAGAAAACGTGACCCCTCTAAGCCTACCTATGGTCTTGATGGTAATGACCTTATCATCAACGTACCTGACGTTATTAAATTGACTATCTTAGGTGATAGTAATGTGTAAACAAATATGAAAGGAA